CCGCGACCGGCGCTCTGGAGTCGGCCGCGCCGAGCATCAGCAAGCTGGCCGGCAAGGTCGTGACGAGGACGATCTGATGTACCTGACCCACATCACCACCGAAGGCGAGCGCTGGGACCAGCTCGCTACTCGTTACTACGGCGACCCGCTGCAGTATGAGCGCATCGTCGCGGCCAACCCGCACGTGCCGCTGGCCACCACCTTGCCCGGCGGCCTGACGTTGTCGGTGCCGGTGATCGAGCAGCAAGACCTGTCCGAGGAACTGCCGCCGTGGCTGCGCTGACCGATCGTTCAGCGGGAACGGCGCCGACCACTGTGGCCAAGGTGCCGCACCCGGTGTTCGTGCTGTCCTACGAGCAGAAGAACATCACCAGCGACATCACGCCCTATGTGCGCTCGGTGACCTATACCGACTACCTGTCCGGGCAGTCCGACGAACTGGAGGTCGAGCTGGAAGATGCAGACGGCCGCTGGGCGCGCCACTGGTATCCCGGCAAGGGCGACACGCTGTCGCTCAAGATCGGCTATGAGGCGGCGCCGCTGCTGCCCTGTGGTGCGTTCGAGATCGACGAGATCGAGTTCGCCCAGCCGCCGGCCACGGTGTCGATCCGGGGGCTGGCCACCGGCATCAAGAAGTCGGTGCGCACCCGCGTCGGCCGCGCCTACGAGAACACCACGCTGGCCGCGATCGCCCAGCGCATCGCCAAGCGCAACAAGCTGACCCTGACGGGCAAAATCCGTGACATCCGCATCGACCGGGTGACGCAGTACCAGGAGCGCGACGTCGAGTTCCTCACGCGCCTGGCACGCGAGTATGGCTATGCTTTCAAGATCGTCGGCAGCAAGCTGGTCTTCACCGAGCTGGCCAGCCTGCGCGACGGCGACGCGGTGCTCACCCTCACGGCGACCGATCTGATCTCCATCCGCCTGCGCGACAAGATCAAGGACGTCTACCAGGAAGCCAAGGTCAAGTACCACGACCCGAAGACCAAGAAGCTGGTGGTCTATGGCGTGAAGGGCGACCAGGTGACCGAGGTCGGCCAGACCACGGTCAGCACCAAGAAGCAGTCCGGCCAATCAACCAGCGGCGACACGCTGAAACTCTCGACCCGCTCCGGCTCCAAGGCGGCCGCCCAGGCCAAGGCGCAGGCGGCGCTGGACGATGCCAACCTGCAGCAGACCGCCGGCAGCCTGACCGTACCGGGCAACCCCAAGCTGGTCGCCGGCACCACCTTCTGGCTGACGGACTGCGGCAAGCTCTCCGGCAAGTACCTGGTGGAGTCGGCCCGCCACCGCCTCGATCGCGGCGGCGGCTACGTCACCGAACTGGAAGTGAAGCGCGTCGCCCTGCCGGCCTCGGGCGCTGGCAGCACCTCGGCCAAGAAAAAGTCCGGCAAGACCCTCAAGGTGTATGGCGTTCAGAGCAACGACCAGGTGGGCGTCGTCGGCACCACCCAAGCGAGCACGAAGAAATGAGCGAGACCCTGCAAGAGTTCGGCGCCAGCTTCAAGTTCGGCACGGTCTCGGCCGTCGATGCCAAGACCTGCCGCGTGCGGGTGCGCCTGCCCGACTACGACAACCTGCGCACCGCCTGGCTGCCGGTGTTGCAGGCCAAGACCCTGCGCGACAAGCACTACCACCTGCCCGACATCGGCGAGCATGTGGTGGTGCTCCTGGACGGGCGCGGCGAGGACGGCGTGGTGCTGGGCGCCGTCTATTCCAGCGCCGAGGCCCCGCCGGTGGCCAGCGGCGACAAGCACCACGTGCGCTTCGACGACGGCGCCGAGATGGAGTACGACCGTGCCAGCCACCAGCTCACCGTCAAGGGCGGCATCCAGAAGGTGGTGGTCGAGGTCGGCGCCGACATCCTGCTCAAGGCTGGGGCCAAGGTCACGATCGACGTGCCGGAGACCGAAGTCACCGGCAACTTGCGGGTGAAAGGCAAGCTGACCTACCAGGGCGGCATGGCCGGCTCGGGCGGCAGCGGCGCGGCTGCAGTCATCACCGGCAACGTCCAGGTCGATGGCAACATCGACGCCACCGGCACGATCATGGATGCTGGCGGCAACTCGAACCACCACAGCCACTAGCGGCTGGCCAAGCCTTAAAGCCCTTTAATATCCCCCTGCCGGGCATAGCGGCACGATAGCCGCATGACCCGGCTATCTGACATTTCCTCCGTTCACTGGCAGCCCGCCCTCAAGAGCCTCGACGTGGTCGAGGCCGAAGCGGACATCGACCAGGCCATCCGCGTGATCCTGGGTACGCCCAAGGGCAGTGACCCGCATCGCCCGGACTTCGGCTCCAACATCCACCTCTATCTGGACTACCCGATCGACCAGGCCGTGCCGCACCTGGTACGCGAGACGGTCGAGGCGATCCGTCTGTGGGAGCCGCGCTGCGAGCTGGTCAAGGTTACGCCCTCGATCGAGGAGGCTCAGATCACCCTGCGCGTGCAGTGGAAGCTGGCAGATGGCGTTAAACGCGAGACGGAGGTGCGCCTGTGAGCCTGCCCGAGCCGAGTTTCATCGACCGCGACCCGCAGGCCATCACGGCCGAGATCGTCGCGCAGTATGAGCAACTGACCGGCAAGACCCTTTACCCGGCGCAGGTCGAGCGCCTGCTGATCGACGTGATCGCCTACCGCGAGACCCTGGTGCGCATCGGCATCCAGGAGGCGGCCAAGCAGAACCTGGTCGCCTACGCCCGCGCGCCGATGCTGGACTACCTGGGCGAACTGGTGGGCGTCACCCGTCTGCCGGCGCAGCCGGCGAAGACCACGCTGCGCTTCACCTTCGCGGCGGCACTGGCCACCAACCTGCTGATCCCGGCCGGCACCCGCGTCGAGGGCGGAGACGGCACCGCCACCTTCGCCACCGACGCCGAGGTGACCCTGCTCGCCGGCCAGCTGTCGATCGACGCAGCCGCGACTTGCGAGGAGCCGGGCGCAGCCGGCAACGCCTGGCAGCCGGGGCAGATCAACAACCTGGTCGATGATCTGGGCGATGTCGAGGTAACGGCCGCCAACACCACGGTCACCTCCGGCGGCATCGAGGAGGAGGAAGACGACCGCCTGCGCGAGCGCATCAAGCTGGCGCCGGAAGCCTTCAGCACCGCGGGCAGCCGCCTGGCCTATGTGTTCCATGCCAAGAGCGCACACCAGAGCATCGTCGACGTGGCGGTGCTGTCACCCACGCCCGGCGTGGTCAAGCTCTACCCGCTGCTCACCACCGGCCTGCCGGACGCGAACATGCTCTCCCTGGTTGAGGCCACCTGTTCAGCCGACCGCGTGCGGCCGCTGACCGACAACGTGCAGGCGCTGGCTCCGACGCCGATCGACTACGCCATCGACGCTCAGCTGGTGCTCTACAAGAACACCGACGTGGCCAGCGTGCTGGCCCAGGCGCAAGCGGCGGCCGAAGCCTACAAGGCCGACCGCGCCGCCGGGCTCGGCCGCGACATCGTGCCGGTACAGGTGGAGGCGGCGATCAAGGTCGCCGGGGTGTACGACATCGTGCGCACCGCCCCGGCAAAGATCGTGCTGGCCGAGAACGAGTGGGCGCGCTGCACCGGCATCAACCTGGTCGTGACGGGGACGGTCGATGGCTGACGCGCTGCTGCTCCCGCCACCGCTGGCTGGCGACGAACGCTTCCAGGCGCTTGGCCAGCTGGCCGCCCGGATCAGCGACATCGACCTGTCGCCACTGCTGGTCTATCTGGTCGATACGGTCAATGCCTCGGCGCTGCCGAACCTGGCCGAGCAGTTGCACATCCTGGGCGAAGGCTGGCAATTCGCCCGCGACGACGACGAACGCAGGCGCCTGCTGAAGCGCGCCATCGAGCTGCACCGCTACAAGGGCACCCGCTGGGCGATCCAGCAGGTTCTGGAAACTCTGGCCCTGTCCGGCCAGATCAGCGAGTGGTTCGAGTACGGCGGCCAGCCCTACTACTTCAAGATCAACGTCGACCTCTCCACGCGAGGCATCGACGAGGCCACCTTCGACGCCCTGGTGGCGCTGATCACCGAGTACAAGAACGTCCGCTCGCACCTGGAGCTGCTGACCCTATCGCTGACCAATGTCAGCCAGGTGCCGGCGATCGCGGCCACCACCCTGTGCGGCGAGGTGGCCACCATCTATCCCTACGAGCTGACCGAACTCAACCAGGTGAGCCAGGTGCCGACCTTCGGCATCGGCCACTGGAGTGTCGAGACCGTCTGGGTCTATCCGCAGACTGCTTAATCCGAAGGAGCCCTTATGGCCAATGAGTTTTTCACGATCCTGACCGCGACCGGGCGCAACAAGCTGGCCGCCGCGACGGCGACCGGCACCCCGCTGACGCTCACCCAGATGGCGGTGGGCGACGGCGACAACGGCGCCTACTACAGCCCGACCGAAGCCCAGACCGCCCTCAAGCACGAGGTATGGCGCGGCGCGATCAACCACCTGGCAGTCGATGCCAACAACCCCAACTGGATCGTCGCCGAGCTGGTGATCCCGGACAACGTCGGTGGCTTCTACATCCGCGAGGTCGGCCTGTTCGACAGTGCCGGCGCGATGATCGCCGTGGGCAAGTTCCCCGAGAGCTACAAGCCGACCCTCGCGGCCGGCTCCAACAAGCAGCTCTACGTGCGGATGATCCTGGAGGTGGCCAACACCTCGGCAGTCACCCTGTTGGTCGATCCGAGCGTGGTGCTGGCCACCCGGCAATACTGCGACGACAAGGTCGCCGACGAACTCAACAAGCGGGACGGCAAGCAATCGGTGCGCGTGGCCACCACGGCCGCGATCGCGCTCGCCGGCCTGCAGACGATCGACGGCGTGGTGCTGGTGGCGGGTGACCGCGTGCTGGTCAAGGATCAGGCGGCAGGCGTGGAAAACGGCATCTATGTGGTGGCGGCAGGCGCCTGGGCGCGAGCCACGGATGCCGACAGTGGAACCAAGCTCAACGCCGGGGCGCTGGTGCCGGTCGAGGCCGGGACGGTCAACGCGGACACCATTTGGATGCTCAAGACCGATGGCGCCATCATCGTCGGCGCGACACCTATCTCTTTCCAGTGGGCCGGCGGCCTCAATGCGCCGACCCAGGCGACAGGAGACAACAGCGCCAAGATCGCCAACACGGCCTTCGTCCAAGCCGCGATCGCCGCCCTGGTCGCCGCGTCGCCGGCAGCGCTGGACACCCTCAACGAGCTGGCTGCTGCCCTGGGCAACGATGCGAACTTCGCAGCGACGGTTACCAACGCCCTCGCGCTCAAGGCTCCGCTGGCATCGCCTGCACTGACCGGCAACCCAACCGCCCCGACGCCGGCGCAATTCGACAACGACACTTCCGTGGCGACGACCGGCTTTGTGCAGCGCGCGCTGGGCAATTTCGGGGCATGGACTTCTATCGTGGCGTCAGGGAGTGCAATTCCTGCTGCTGCGGTCGGTAACGCTGTGCAAGTCCAATTGCCGAGTGATGGTTTTATTTACCTCCCTCTCACTTCTCAGTGCGTGAGTGGTGCAGGTCTTCACATCATCAACACTTCTGCCTCCACCAAGGTGACGCTCACGGTGCAGGCACCGGATGTTCTAACGCTGCCATCGATCACTCTCCACCCTGGTGAATCGGTCACTGTCATCGCGTCGCCTTCTGCGAATTCGTGGTTCGTCATGGCTGCTGGAGGGGCACTGGATAAGACAGCACGATTTGGTGCATCGCTCGCCGCCAACGGTTATCAAAAACTGCCGAGCGGGCTGATCTTGCAATGGGGTAGCGCCGCGCCGTCGTCCCCTAACACTTTGACAACCTATAGCTTCCCGATCGCATTCCCAACCGCATGCCGACAGTTTGTGTGTGGTGCGGTGAACAACGGGACGACGCTTGCCCCGGTTCAGGGCGTGGCGCTTTCCACAACTCAATATCAGCTCGTCGTCTCAAATGCGAATGAAACGGCGGCATGGATCGCAATAGGTAATTAAGGGGGATCTATGTTCTACGCAAAATCAACAGGCGGCTTCTACGATGCTGGAGTGCACGGTGACGCCATCCCGCCGGACGCCATCGAAATCACTGTGGAGGAGCACGCTGCGCTCCTCGCCGCTCAGTCTTCGGGAAAGTACATCGTCGCCGATGCCGTTGGTCGCCCCGTCGCGGTCGATCCTCCGGCGCCGTCCGCTGCCGCGATCAAGGCCGCCAAGTGGGAAAGCATCAAGGTGGAGCGCGATCGGCGCAAGGCGGGCGGCTTCAAGGTCGGCACGCTGTGGTTCCACAGCGATGCTGACAGCCGCATCCAGCACCTGGGCCTGAAAGACAAGGCTCGCGATCTGATCGCTGCCGGCGGCGCAATGGCGGACAACCTCGCCATTCTCGGCCAGCCCGTGAAGTGGAAGACGATGGACGGCTCTTTCGCGACCGTCACTGCCCAACTTGCGTTCGACATCGTGGCTGCCGCAGGCGACCTCGACGCCCGACTCTTCTCTGTAGCTGAGACACACCGAGCTGCAATGGAGGCTGCAGCCGACCCGGCTGCCTATGATTTTTCAGCCGGCTGGCCGGAAACCTTCGGAGGCTAAGACCATGTCAGCCGTCCAATTGCTCTTCACCCGGCGCCGGCATCCCGGCAGCGCTTTGATCCGCGTTACCACCTGGTCGGCTTGGTCGCACGTCGATTTGATCGACGGCCAGTCCGTACTCGGCGCGGTGGCCTTCCACGGCGTCGAGCGCGAGTTGCTGGCGACCCGCTTGGCCCATGCCAGTCGGGCGGCGGTGATGACAATCCCCTGCGCCGATGCCCAGGCCGTGATTGCAGCCGCCGAGTCGCAGATCGGCAAGCCTTACGACTGGCTGGGCGTACTGGGCATCGGCCTGCATAGGGACTGGCAGGAGCCGGATCGGTGGTTTTGTAGCGAGGTGGCGGCCTGGGCCTTCCACGAGGCCAGGCGGCCGCTGTTCCGGCCTGAAGCGCTGTACCGGATCACGCCCCAGCACCTTTGGATGCTGCCCTACGAAGCGCGCTTGATCGAGACGCCGGAGGCCCTGCAGCCGGCATGAAGAAGAGGGCGACGGCCGTGGTGCGGGAACACCTTGGCCGTCACCGTAACCCACAGACAGAACCTGTGAGCCTTGGCCAAGGCCCCCTTACCGTGCACACGGCGGGTCTAAGCCTAACACAATTGCAACTAACAAAAAGGGCTTACACAGAATGGAAATGC